ATGGACACGCCGAGCTTGCCGCCGCGGCCGCGCTTGAGCGGCAGGATGGCCTCAGGCCCGGACTCGCCCATCACCCCGGTGCCGGTGGCGAACTTGAACAGTGTGGGACTGCTGACGATGCCGCCTGATGCGAATGGCGTGACGCCGCCAGGTCCGAAGGCGTTGCCTTTGGCGCTACCCAGTAGGCTGGCCAGGTTGAATCCCTTGAGCGAACCCGTGACGTAGTCTGAAAGTGGCTTGGTGATCGTTTCGCGCAGCGCGATCTGCGCGATGTCCTGCAAGATGCCTTTAAGCACGTTTTGCAGGTTCTGGAATTCCACGATGGCCTTGCTGGCGGCCGAGCCGAATATCACGCCCAGCTCGTCGCCCACATCCTTGCCGAGCTGCTGCGCTTCTTCGGCAGATCCCTTGAGCTTGCTGGTTGCCACGCCGATCGCCTCGGCCCACAGTTCGGTGTTCTCGGTGCCGTCGCTGAACGCCTTGTTAATCAGTTCTATCTCGGTCAACACGGCCTGCAGTTGGCCTGTCGGCGTGGCCTGGATGATGGCGTAGAGTTTTTGCGCCTGCTCTGCCGCGGCCTGCACGGCAGGGTCCAGCTGCTCGATCTGCTCGCGCGTGGCGCGAATGGCTTCGGCCAGGCTGGCAGCACCCTGCGCATCGGCTGGGCGGATGGTGAGCAGCTCCTGCAGTTGCTCGTTCAGCCGCTGCAGCTTGGCCGTGTCGGTCTGGTCGATGGCCTTGAGCGCTTCCTTCAGCGCATCGCTCTGCTCTGGCCCGATCAGCTCGTAGGGCCTCTTTTCTGCCTTGCCGGTGGTGCCGGCAGCGATCCCACTTCCCAGGCGCTTGATCGTGTCGGCCGCGCGGTAGTTGCGGCCTTCGTTGCTGTAGCTGGCCTGAGTGATGGAGCCGAGCTGCAGCAGCCGGCGCTCGAGCTTGTCGAATTCCTCGCGTGCCTTCTTGGCATCCTCGGACATCATTTCGCCGATGGCCGCGGCGCCTTTGAAGTCGAGCCGCGCGACCGCCGCGGCTTGTGCCGCGATCCCTCCGAGTTCGTTGCCGATGCCCTTGAGCACGAACGCCACGTTGGCTCCCAGCACCGACACGGCCTGCAGCGGCACCGCCAGGTACTGATTGATGGCGCCAGGGCCGTCACCCTTGAGCACTCCGAACATCTCGTTGAGTGCTTCCGTCAGTGGCCCGGCAATGGAGCGCGCCACCGCCAGCGTGTAATTCGACAGCTTGGCAAGTTCCTTGTTGAACTTGTCGGCCTGGATGACCTGCTCTTCGGTGACGGTGGCGTTGAGCTGTCCCGCCTCGGCCAGCTCGCGCAGGTACGGCGCGGCGTCCTTCACCGACTTGCCGAACAGTTCCTGCGTGAGCCGCGCCTTGTCGCCGTCGTCGGCAAACCCGGACAGCGCCACGGCCACCTTGCGCAGCGCCTCGGCAGGGTCCAGCTTCTTCAGCTCCTGCACGTTCAGGCCCAGGCGCTTGAATGATTCCCCGAGTTCCTTGGTCTTGTCGGCATCCTTCAAGGCCATGTTGAACTTGATCAGCACGCCGCTGAAGTCATCGAACGACCCCCCGGCCTTGCGCGCAACATCCTCCAGCGCGCTGACGTTCTCGATGCTCGATCCGGTTGCCTCGGACAAGTCCTTGATCTTCAGCAGCCCGTCGTTCGTGGCCTTGAAGAACGCGCCGAGCGCAGCAGGCGCCAGGACGACGCCCAGCGCCGCGCCGATGCCCGTGACGGTGTTGCGCACCGAGGCGAACGACTGCTCGATGCGTTTGGCGTTGCGCTCGGCCAGCACGCCGGCCTTGTCGAGCCCGGCCTGCAGGTTGGCCAGCTTGGCCTCGATGTCGATGGATAGCTTGGCGATGGCCATGTCAGTTCTCTTCCTTTGGCGGCTGGTGGCAGCGAATCAACGTCAGTCGATGCAGCAGCCCTTCCACGTCGCGCACGCCGTGATAGGCGCACGCATAGGGCAGCCCTGACCAGTCATAGCCGCCCATGCCGTTGGCGAGCATCGCGTGGACCTTGAAAGCCTGCATGTCGGCGTCTGTTGCCTGCGGTGGTGTTTCGCCCTCCCACTCGACGCCGGCCTGCGCGTCGAGAAGGGCCGTCAGTTTTTTGCTGTTGCCGCCTTGCCTTCGAGGTATGCGGTCACGCCGGCAACCAGCGCGTCGATGCATGCCCTGGCCGCCTCGGCGTCGTCGCGCACGTAGCGCTCCCACAGCCCGGCGTCGAATGGCACCTCGTCGGCCGCGCCGACCGCAGGCCCGAGCAGCGTGGCCTCGGTGAACCCGGTCCAGCCACAGGCGCAATCGCATACGTCTTGAACGGAGACACCGCGCACCAGACGCGGCATCTCTGTTTCAAGCGGGCGATGCATCTTGACTCGCCGCCCGTCCCCCAACTCGACCCATATGGCGCGCTGCTCATCCATGCGCGCCAGGATGTCGGCCGGACTCATCAAGCGGCCAGCTTAAGGATGAATCCCTTGGCAGCCATCTCCAGCGAGCCGGTGCCGACGGCGCCTTGCTGGACATCCTCGCCCGGTGTTCCGGGTTCGGCCGTGAAGATGCGCACCGCGCCGTTTGCCAGCGTGATGCGAACCACGACCAGGCCCTGCGTCTGCACTGCGTTTTCCAGCAGGATCATCGCGGCGCTGGGAGTGTCCTGCGCAATCACGCTCATCGTCACGGATTGAACCGGCAGCAGGCCGATCTCTTCCTTGCGCACGATGTCGCCCAGCGTGGTGACGTCCAGTTTCTCGCTCGAGCCGCCGCCCAGGCTGTAGCTGGTGGATTCGCTGAGCGTCGCCCAGGTGGCCACCGGCTTGAAGGTGCCGGCGGTGAATGCGCTGTAGCCGGTGGTGTTCAAGCCTTGCAGCTCGAATGTGTTGGTGGCCTGGTTCTTCACCCGGCACGCCTGGTTTGCCAGTTGCGCCATGCCTGTCACGGCGTTGAAGTAGCCGACGGTGTCGTTGGCCATGCCGTGCGACGTGCTGGTGGCGACGCCCGGGTTGGCGAGCGTGACGGCCGTGACCGTCAGGTCGGCGCTGTAGGTTGCAGAAACTTCGACGCGGATGCCGCGCCCTTTTACGTTGGCCACGATGGGCTCCTTTCAGACAAGATGAAACCCGCCTGCAGCGGGTCGGGGGGGGATTGAATCGATGGCAAGGTCTAGCCCCACCATTCCACGCTGAGCACCACGCCGTCCAGGCCCAAGTCCTGGTCGAATGTGTTGCCCCTGTCAAGTACGACGGCGCCGGCTTGTACCGGCGCATCTTCGATGGCCGAAACCACGGCGTCGGCAACGGCTTCCGCGCCGGCAGCGGTTTCCGACCAGCACTGAACGGTGATCAGCGCCTGGTCGGCGAGCAGTGAGTTGTCGATGCCGAGCGTGCGCGAGTGCGCGACGGCGTAGACGATCGCCGGGTAGCCGGTGCCTTCCGGCACTGCGTTCAGTGCGATGCCAGTGCCCACCAGCGACACCAGCGCAGAGTGCGCGGCCAGCGTGGCGCGGAAGTCTGACTCGATGCTCATGGTGCCGGCGCCTTTGGCTTGTTCATCTTCTCGATCTGCGGAATGATCTTCACAAGGAAGACCTGCAAGGCTTGCGGAAGTTGCTGCACGCCTTTGTCGATGAAGTCGAAGGCGCGCATGTTCTTGGTGCCGAAGGCCAGCCAGCGCCAGTAGTAAGGATCATTCGGACTCTTGGCGCCGCGCTGGCTGACTCTGACCTTGACGCCGCTGCGAAACTTGCTGCCCTTGGCCGGCCGCACGTTGACGAACACGCCCACATCGCCGGCCTTGCGCGCCACCTTGCTGGTGCGCACGCTGATGGCCTTCTTCACGGTGCCAGGCTTGCGGTAACCCTTGCGCACGGCCAGCGAAGAGGCGCTGATGACAGGCGTTGCATTGCGCGCGGCCTTTTGCACCACACGCGCGCCGGCGGCCAGCGCGTTGCGCAACGCACGCACGCGCAGCTTGGCTGGGATGCTGGACAACGCCGCCTTCAGGTCGGGGATGCCGGTGACCTTGGCCTCGATCATCGCCCGTCTCCTGTGCCGTTGACGCACATCAGTTCGATCTGCTGCTTTTCGCCCATCGGGTCGATCACCGCAAAGATCCCATAGGGCTCGCCGCGCCAGATCACGCGCATGCCTGGGTCCACCCCAGCGCGCCAGCGGATCGTGATGCGCGCCGTGACCTCGTTTTGCGCCTGCGCCGCGGCGAAGAACTGATTGCCTCGCAGCGGCTCCACCTTGGCCCACAGTCGCACGACATCGGCCCACGACTCGCTTTGCTGGCCGAGTGCGTCGATGCCTGCGACACGCTGCTGCAGCGTCACGCGCTGGTTCAATTGCCCGGCAGGAATGACGTTCACACCCACGTCCAGCGCTCCCCATCCAGCAGACGGTCAAGGTACGGCACCTCGGTCATCGGCTTGTCGCTTGCGGCCTCGACCTGGCGCAACCACAGCGCCACGTGCGACTTGATCCATGTCTTGATCTCTTCCGGCACGCTGTTGGTGTCCTCGCCGTAGCCGCACAGGAATCGCACGCGCACCGCGTTGATCGTGTCGTAGGTCTCAGGCCACCCGGTGCCGGCCGCCGGCAGCACCCAGCCCGGCAGGGTGTCGGAATCAAGCACGTACAGGCTCGGGTCCAGGTTCTGCGTGATGCCATCGGCGTCGATGTAGCTCAGCGACACAATCCCCTGCACTGTCGGGCGCCCGAGTTCGATCTCGTTTTCGGGGAATTCGTCAAGTACGCGCTCCCACGTCTGCTGGATGATC